GGCATACTCGCCATTGACCTTGACATAAAGGGCACCGGCGTTTGCGCCCGTCGCCGGGGCTTCGCTGATCTTGAGGTCGCCGAACCAAAGACCGGGCTTCTTGAGGCCGTTGGATTTTGCTGTCTCGAAGAGGGCGCGGACGTTGGCGAGATCGACCACAGGAGCGGCGGCCTCTTTCGCTGCCTTTTCGGCTGCGCGCTGAGCATCCCGGGCCGCGGCCTTTTCAACCTGGTTGATCGCCGCGGCAACCTGCCGATCAGACAGCGACCCCTTGACGTCGAACTGCTCGACCAACGAACGGACGAAGTCGTTCCAGGACGTCAGCGGGCGAAGAGACTCGATCAGACCCGGGTGGGCTTCGTTGAACTCGCGCTGAGCGGCCATCAGCGCGTCAACCTTCTTGGCAGCGCGCTTTTGCTTGTCGGCATAACGGTCGGCGGCCGACTTGTAGAAGTAACCCTTGCCCTTGCAGGCGAAGCAGTGTTCCTTTTCCTGGTGAACGCGGACGCCGCGGTAGAAGCCCGTACCGCTGCAGGACTCGCAAGGGAAGGTTTCACGCGCCTTTGCCGCCTTGGGCGTCGAGATCGAGCCCGAGCGGGCGGTCAGGTCGTTCAGGCCGGGGATGTCCTGGAGGTCGTCAATGAAAGATCCGGTCGACATTTTGGGGTTCCTTTCGACTTTCGATGCAACCAATCTAGGCGCAAACTCGCGGGAAGACAACCCCTATTTGGATTTTCTTCGAACCAGACGGCGGCCGGCGTTCTCGCCAATATTCTGCACGAGAGCGACCCCAGCCTGCGCCGTCGCCTTGACTGTGGCAGTGACGTTGCCTTGCTTGATCGCCGTTTTGATGTTGGCTCGATGCTGGAGGCAGGATGCGCAGGCCATTTAGAACTCCACTATTGCTTGAGCGATGCACCGGCACAAAATGGGTTGCCCAGGTGGCAGGCCTTCTTCGGCATCGGTCGGCTTGCCGTATTGGTAGGTCTTGCCGTCGCACCGCTCATGCCGCGGCCGCACCCGCTCGTCCCGGGAAGTGCGCCAAACATACTCGGTAATGCCCGCTTGAGTGTGCCGGATACGGTTCAGATCCGAGTTCGTCTTGGCGATCTGATCCCGAGCAATGACCTTGGCGCGCCTGTCCGAGAACTCGAAGTCGGCAGTCAGCTGTTTGCGCAGTTCGCTCGCCGTCTTCCCATTCAACACGGCATTGGTGACCGTGGTCTGAACGCGCTGGATCGTGAGCTCGCTCAATCCTCGGATCAGACCCGCGTTACGTGTCGCCGCCGTCGCAAGGTAATCCTCAAGGTCTTCGAGGCGAACAACCGCGGTCAGGTCGATGCCAAGGGCTTGCTTGGCTTGCTTCATGAATGTCTCGGTGTGTCGCTTGGCTTCCAATCCAAGAATCCGCTGGACCGTCGAGTTCGCCAACACGCCGAGCGCGTTGCCCAGCTGCTTGATCCGCTCAAATGTCTCGGAATCAATGTCGCCCGTGATCCGTTGCGCGGCGCGCTGTTGAGCAAGCTCACGCTCGACCACAGGGAGGACGTCCGATTTGACCGCTTTGAACAGTTCCGCCAGAACCTTGCGCAGCGCGGCGAGGTAAGACCGCTCTGCGCCAAGCGAGCCGTGGATCTGGGGCAGCTCGACCGTTGATCGAGCTCGCCGGCGTTGGTTCGAGGCCGCCAGTTTGGCGATTGAGTAGTTGAGCATCAGGCCTCCGTGATGTTGGCGCGCCAGTTGTCATCCACTTCTTCGAAGATTTCCGGCCCGAGCACAATCTTTCCACGGTATGGCTCGATCTTGTCAAGCTCGATGGCGTCGCCGCCCTTCCAGGTGATGGTGATGTGCGGCTGATACTCAGGATAGTCGACCTCGGCGTCGAACTCATGCACGATGGACGAGAAGCGCCATGCAAGGCGAGTGGCTGCGAACTGCAAGACGACAGCTTCGCCAAACCGTTCCATGAGACGCGGGCCACCGGCGTTGATGGTCATATTGCCATCCTCGTCCTCACCCCAGCTCGACGCCTGACCGACCTTGATCCAGTCGAGGGGTGTCCGAGTGTGAATGATGGTGACATGGAGATCATCCTGCACCGTCTCGAAGCCCTGCCCCTTGGCCCATGCTCGGATCTCGTCGGCGTTGAGAACCTTGCGGCTGATATAGAGCGAACGGGGTGCGGCGTCGTTTGCGACAAGGGCCCGCGTTTCGTTGCTGTTTGCGGCAACAGGAGTGCGGGCTGTGATTTGGGCGAGCTGGCGTTCCTGCTCCTGCTCCGCCTCCAATTCGTAATCGGGCAGTCCACCCGCTTCGTCAATTTCCTCCATCAGGCCCGGCATGATGGAATGCTCGACCAGCATATTGGCCCCAGCCTTCGCTAGCGCCTCTTGCGGGAACAGACCCGTATTGTTAAGCGTGTTGATCGTCTCGGCATCGATCTTGCCAATGTCGGCGCGTTCCTTGTCGCTGATCTGCCACAGGGAACCCCAGATGTAGTGAGTGTCCTCGTCCCGGCCGCCCGTCGCCGAACGGATCAGGCACTCGTTTAGGTTGTAGATCGCCGGATCGATCTCAAGTGTCTGATTGGACGAGATGCGGTCGTAATAATTGCGCAGGTCCGACTCCCCGGTGGCATTCATGCCGGCCGGCGATTGACCGAGTAGGCGCGTTGCGGGGATATCCGCGGCGCCGGACACGACCTGCAAGAACGTCTGAGCGACGTCCGGCAAGGTAGCGAAGTTGAACGTCTTCTGCTCGTATTCCTCGTCCTTGTCGAGGATCAGCGTGCCGTTGTTGCCCTTGGCGACGCTTGCCAACTGAAAGCGGTCGAGTAAGCGACCCTTGTATTCGGGGTGCGCAAGGCTCGCCATCAGATCCGGGATGCGGATAATGTCGATTTTGGCTTCGAAGACCAGCGAAGCGATGTTGGCGAGCGTGCCATCCGCCTGCTTGATGGCGTTGAGGGTCGAGGTCAGTACGGAATCACCCCAACCTTGGTAGGCAACGGGCGAAAGCTCTTCGTCTGGCAGCTCGTCGCCCTTAAAGATGACCAACCGAGACGCATGGATGCGGGTCTGCGCACCCAGGTTGTTGCTCAGTTGGAAGAATTCGGGCATGCCGTAGTATTCGGAAGCGATGTCCTTGACGATCCCTTCCGGTTTGAGATCCATGCGCCGCAGAACGTTCAGGTACGGAATGCCGCCACGGCCGATCTGCTCAGGCTTGAGAGGTTCTTCCGGGCGTTCGGTACCGGTGCCGATGTAAAGGGCCGCACCGCCAAACAGTCGCGCCTTGAGCTTTGCTTCCCGCAACTTGCCCTTGATGTTGAGCCGCTTTTCTTCGGCTTCAATGAGCGTGATGTCCGAATCCTCGGCCTGCCATGCGCGCCACTTGCGGAAACTGTCATCCGCTGGAATGGTGACGATCTTTCGGGGAAGCCAGGATGCCCGAACCATCTCGGCGAGCTGTTGATCCGTGTATTGGATCGCAACATAGGCGGTCGATGCCGACTTGTCGCTGCCGATCATACCAAGGCCATTGACTAGGCTGACCAGTGTGTCGGCGAAGAAGGTTCGGATGCCCATGTCTTATCCTAGGTTGCTCAGCGTGTAATTGCTGCGGCGGGTGCTTTCGAGTGCGTACCGCAAGGCGTCGATAACGTGATTCTTCTTGTCTTCGAGGACCGGCAGAATCTCGTTCGTCTTGGGGTCGATTTTGTAGCTGTAAGAGGACAGTTCGTCAATGGTGTGAACGCAACGGGGGTGAACAACCAAGTCGAAGTTCTTAATGAACTCGATTCCATCCTCGACTGAGCCCTTGCCTTTGATGGACGGCTGAATCCGAGTGAACCCGTGCCGCTTCATGTAGGAGATGGTCTCAGGCCGCGCATTGTCGGCGGTCAAGGGCCATTCCGTCGCACCTGGGATGCCCGGGTAACGGTTGGGATTTGTCCAGCGAGGCGGGACGACCGTATCGTCGCCGGCGAACAGCGCGGGGGTGTTGTCGATCTCGCAACCGACAGCATAGGCCTCCTGGTCGATGTAGAGGCGGTCCCCGATGATGAAGCAACGGATCAGGACGGTCGGATCGACCGAGAAACCCCAGTCGGCTCCGAAATAGAAACGAGCGTCCTTGCCCGTCACAAAGTCCTGAATAATCCAGTTCTTGAAGACGCGGGCTTCGCTGGCGCGCAGATACTTGCCAAGCCAGGTGTGAGCGTACTTGTCGGGATCGCGGCGCTTGTCGCGCTCCATGTCGCGGCGTAGCTCGTCCGGGAACCAAGGGTTGTCATAGTAGTTCGCCTCAACTAGGCAGAAGTCCTCGTCCTGCCCCTGTGGTCGAGGCATACCAGCGGTCTGCGCCTCGATCCCTTCGTCCGTGAACAGCTTCTCCACCGGGTCGCTCGGCTTGAGCGGGTTCCAGGTAAAAGTCAGCTGTGATCCCTTGCGGAATGTCGGGACGGCAAGGTCGATGCTGCGCTGAGACAGGGTCTGCGCTTCTTCCGCCCAGAAGTCGGTAAAGCCTTCGAGCGACTTGATCGATGCCGCGGTGTGGTTCTGCAAGCCGCGAAAGATGAAGAGGCTGTCCGTGGGTCGGAAGGTGATCTCACGCTCGGTGATCCGCCACTTGGACATGAAGTGCTGGTGCTTCTTCTTGTTCCAGGTGTCAGGGATGGGTTTGTTTTCACGGTCGAACTGCGCGCCGGCATAACGCTTCGCGGCAAGCTCGATCTTGTCCTCGATTAGCTGCTTTGAGGATTCGGCGATTGAGTTCTGAACTTCACGGGCACAAACGCAACGGGTATGCTTGCTCAGCGCGCTTTCGACCAGATCATCGCCAACGAAGTGCGACTTGCCCGAGCCACGACCACCCTTGGCGCCGCGAAAGCGTCGGCGCTTGAGC